GTTGTCAATTCCGCGTGTTGTTTTGCGTGCATTTTTTTTGCGTCTTTCGGTGTGTTGTTTTTTGTGGTGTGGTATACTGTAGTTGTCCGTTTCGAGGGAAAGGAAATAAAAATGAACATCATTCTTAATCATAAGCATGATGCGGAAGTCCAGTCTCAGCTTGACAAAGCCAACTATCTCGCACGCACCCGCACCGTCGATATCGACGATGTGTACGACGCTGTTTATATTATCGAACGGAAGTTCGAGGATTGCACTAGAAAGAGTCTAGAGGGCTTGACTGTTCGTGTTGATTTAAACTCTCAGCATTTTCCGAACGCCTATCACGGCGTTCCTATGAGCACTTACTTCATGCTTGCTTACGAGAAGCGTTCGTGGCGGTTTATTCTTGCGGGGCGGTCTCGTTGTGGCGAGTATGGCAGGTATGAGGTGACGTATTTGCCTGACGCTATGCGTGAAGAATTGTTGAATAGTTTTGAATCGTTTGACTGCTGATTGAGGGGGCGTGACATGTTCGCTTCGGTGCTTGTTATTTGCGCGTGCGTTTTTGGTGTGGTTGTCGTTTTTGGCATGGTTTAAGCCTGATAGGTGGTGAGGTTATAATGGTTGGCGTGATTGTTGCCGTCTGCATTCTCTCCGTGCTGTTTCTCGCGATGGCGGCTACAGTGTTTTGCGAACTACCGCGCAACGCGCGTGACGCATTCTGCTTTTTGGTCATGCTTGGCGTGAGCGTGGCTATTGTATTGGTTTTCTTTGTGAAAGGGGTTTGAAATGGTTAAGGATGATAGGAAGATTGCCACGTTCCACTCTCCGTTTAGGGGTGGTGACGTTGGGCTATGGTATTGCGCTCACCGCAACGTGTACGAACTTCGGTATGATGTCCGATTTTATTCGATGGACGGATTGACCGATGCAGTTGCATTAACGCCATATGACGCATGCGACTATGATCAAGTGGTTGACATCATCGTTGACGCTACCGATTTGGCGCTCACTCCGCTTTTAGAAAGGAATTGAATTATGTATTTTCGCGGTTGGATTCATTCATGGACTTGCGGCAATTGTCCTGACGCTAACGTATATTGGCGGTTACGTGCGTTTTGGGCAGGCGTGAAGCATAGGCGTAGCGCGGATAATCCGCCGAAACATTGCCCGAGCGGCTTCCTGTGGGAATCGATGTGGCTGGACGGTTATGATAGTAACGAAGATACATTGGAGTTTTGATTATGAAATTGAAGAATTTGAATTTTGATGAAGGCGATGAACGTACAAACTGGTTTGACGATGGCGTGCTGGATGACGACCGTGTGCGCCGTGTCATTCGGGGGCGCCGCCGTAATCTGCACTTGCGCGAATACAATCGAGGTGAGGGCGATTGGGAAACATTATGCCGTAGTATAACACTGCTCAAGAACTTTTACGAGCCTCAAGGGTCACAAGTGGCGTTCGCCGACGGGGTGGAACATGCGGCAAACGTTTGCTTATCACTGTCCTCTCGCACATCCCGCATCGGAGCGTTGGCGCGAACTCAGGACATTGAAATGCTGGGCGGCGTCATTTATGCCCCGGCTATGGTGGCGTGGTGCGCCGTCTGCCATGTCAAGGGCGCGTCATGCTATGAAATGTGCAAAGTCTGGGATGGCAATGAATTTGCTCAGACTGTCGTTAAAATCGCGTGTCGTTGTTTTGACAATCTGACAGATGTGCGGTATACTGATGAAGATATTGCAAGAATGTCACAACAGCAGCAACAATAAGATAAGGCGGTATGATTATGGCATACATTAAGAGGGCCAAGCATTACAGTATCGTGCGCGGCATCACGCGCGGTGAAAACGGTGAACTTGTTGATACCGAGGTGGTCGTGAATGGCGCGTGCCGTACTGCTGACATGGCTATGAAGAAAGCCCGCAAAATCAACAAGGACATGCTGCCCATGTCCGCCGAGTATCATGCGCAGGTAACGCGCATGGATGAGGCGATTTATTGGGCTAATTGCGAATTTGGGGATGATACCATTATTGACTATCCGGGGCCGGTTAACGGCAACGTGGTCGAAGATGATATTATCACCGAGGAAAATAATTAATAATCCCTATAAGGAAAGGCGACACTAATGGCTGACAACGAACTTACCGTAACGAACGGCAACAATTTTTCTGCGAACGGCACTAACGCCGTATCCCACTTCTTCGATACCTCTACGATGGACGGCAAGATGGCGCTGTACAACGCCATGCAGACCGCCGATAAGGTAGATGAACACCTTAATGAACCGTTGCATGTCACCAACGTGCTGGCGCAGGCTATCGAAGTCGCCAATCAAGAGACAGGTGAAATCAATTCGTCTACCCGCGTAGTCATTCACGCGGAGGAAGGCGACTTTGCCGCAGCCTCCCCCACGCTGGCGCACGCATTCGGCAATCTGTTCGCTATTTTCGGGACGCCGGACACGTGGAATCAGCCACTCGCCCTCAAGGTGGTGGAAAAAAAGAGTCGCCGTGGCTACAAGTTCTTCGACCTTGAACTGGTGTCGGAAAACAAGCGCAAGTAACACGATTGTCCGCACCGTATGATATCATGGCAATGTCCCTATAGGGATGTTGCCGCCAGACTCACCCCCCGCCGTTCCCATCCTTTACGGCGAGGGGTGTTTCATACTCACAGGGGGAACCGTGGCGAAACGCAAAAACCGCCGACGCGCTGACAATCTGAAACGCAACGCCGCAATCAGGTCGGCACAGGCGCGCCGGGAACGAGCCGTCAGAGATTACAGTACCGGACGACTCCCCAAGAAAATCACCGAAACGTTTTTAGGAAATCTCAGTGCCCAACAGCTTGAACAGGTCGCACGACGCATTGGGCAGGAGTTCGGAGAGCAACAGCAAGCCTTAAGAGCGCGAGATAATGAGCCGTATCAGGTTGCCCCCGACGTTCGTATCACGAAACTTGACCGTGAGATGGCCGCGCGTCCGCTGATAACCGACGCGGAAATCGCCGCCGCCCCGTCGAAACGGCGGAAAACATTGCGGCAGCAGCAGCGCCGCAGAGTTGAGGCACGGCAGAAAATCAAGCGCGCCCAACAATTCGAAGCCTTGAGTATGGCCCGCTATACCGTAGGGGAGATGCGTGAAATGGAACGCGCAGGGGAATCACCGTTCGACGTGTTAGGCACTCATACAATTGGCGGTTCAGCACGCGATGAACTTACGCGGAGCCGTGCGAACGTGTTCGGTACAGAGCGTGGCTTAAGCCATGCACGCGCGATGATTCGAGAGGGGAGCCGTAGGAAACTTGAACAAGAAATGCTCGAATACGCCGGACTTATTGGACGTGCGCCATTACGTGCGGGAACTAGAAAGGTTCCCGAGAGCGAGGGTGTTTCGAATTTTGATAAAGTCGCACAGCAACTTGAAGCGTTCGACTTTAGCGTAGCTCAAAAATTCGCCGCCTTGTCGAACCGTCAAAAACGATGGCTTATAAACAACACGAATTTCAGCGCCGTAGTACGCGAAGCAACATGGTATAATGATAAGGCGCATAAATGGGAAACTAAATCGGACGCGGGGGATGTGGAGACGCGAATCGATGAATGGATGACCAACGCAGCAAGACACTAAAAAAAAAGGATGGAATCATGCGAGAGCGTCGAACGGCGGCAACAGACGGCGCAACATTATTGACGGATGACGGTATAACGCCATTGACGGCGAATGCCGTCATCCGGCTAACTATGCTTGATCATCATACGCGCGTATGGTGCGCACATGGATGGCAGGATATAAAGCCAATAGCGGCCGAGCTGTTGAGACGCCTCCCCCTGCAATCGAATCCGGCCAAGGATGGAGTGTATGGCACTTTTAATATTCGCGGCCACTTCTACAGTTTCCGCGTGCGCATGGGCGGCGTCACCGTGGATTTTCTGGACGTGCGCAACATCACACGCGATGACGGATTGAACGTTTCACGTGAAACGTTTGGAGGAGCCACCGACTTGGAAACCACATGGAATATCGCACAGGAATGCGACGCCCTGCAACTCAAGGGCACCACCATAGCGTCTATGGCAATGAGCGATTACGTCGGGGGAGATTACGCAGGATTCAAACAGCACTTTCCGCCATTGGATAAAGCGGAATATCATCGGATGCGCCCCGCATACTATGGAGCGATAGTGTACAGCAGGCCGGGTGAATATCGGGATTGCAGGAGTTGGGATGTGAACAGTCTCTATCCGAGTATCATGCGCGACTTTGCCATGCCGGTAGGCTCTCCCGTCTGGTATGAGGGGGAATATCATTATGACGCTGATTATCCGCTGCATATCGATGTTATCGCGTTCGACGCGCGGCTGAAAACGGGAAAAACGGCGACACTCACCAACATCCTACCCGTATGGGGGTACGAGGGCGAACGTATGGACAGCACGTTAGGCGTCGTCACCATGCCGGTAGCCGATGTGGATTGGCAGACCCTGACGGAAAACTATGATGTCCATGTGTGGGATTATGCGGGCGGCTGGAAATTCCGTAAATCGCATGGACTTTATTACAACTACGTTGATAAATGGTTCCACGTGAAACAAACCGAAACCGGAGAGGGTCGTCAAATGGCGAAACTATTGCTTAATTCGTTGGTGGGAAAATTCGGAGCCTCACTTTACCGGCCTATGCTGCACCCGAAACCCTCTGGCGACGGCGGCGTGGATTTTACTGTGGACAAACCCGAGTCGGCCAACTCGCTCGCATGGCTACCGACCGCCGCATATATCAACGCCTACGGTCGGCAAATACTGTCCCGTGCAATGAATGCGAACGCCGGTCGTGTACTCTACGCCGATACGGACGGCATGATATTGGAGGGGTCAGATGCGCCCGCAGATATCGAAATGGACGATAAGAAACTGGGTGCGTGGAAAAACGACCACACCTACAGAAAACTCCGCATTCTCGGCAATCGCAAATATTGCGGCGTAGAGACAGATGGCAGCACGGTGATGCGGTTGAGTGGCGTGCATCGGGCAGCCCCTATTCCCTACGACGATTTTCTGCCGGGGTCACGCCACGTCAACGATGACGGCTGTTTTTTTGTGCTATAATGACTGGTAGCGGGGTGTGCGTCCCAAGCCGATTCAATGGCCCGACCGGTAGGCAATCGGTAAGGCGATTCGGTTGGATGTAGACGTGCGTAGCCAACGCCCATCGACGGCGAGGGAACCCGCACAGCCTAGCAATCCGGCACGGTGGCGTGATTGCCGCCGTGCCATTTATCTTAAGAGGTGATTATGGACGACACCGAAAATGACGACAAGCCGGACACCACGTCCGACGCCGAACCGGACGCGACCGCCGACGACAATACGCCGAACCCGGAGCCTGAAACGCAGGACGATAACGAACCTGAAGACGCGGGCGACGACAAGAACGCCGACATGGCCGACCGGTTGAGCGCATTGGAGGCGACTGTGGCGGAATTGTCCAAAACCATTGAGGCGATGCGCGACGCCGCCGCCGACCATGTGCTGAACGATGGCCCCGACGACAATGCGACGCCGGAATCGGCTGAAATGACCGACGACGACTATAACGGCACCTACAGCACTTTCGACGACCTGTATGAAGACTGACGATTAGGAAGGAACAACTATCATGGCAACTACTCCCGTGGTGACGCCGAAGCAGCAGCTTCGCCCGCTCACCGAATTTAACAACGCTCAGATTCTGAACATGATTCGCAACGAGGCGTCGCCGGAATACCAGCGGCGAATGCCCTCGGCCACTCAGATGAACATGGATAGGCAGATGGCTACACTCATGTCGTCCACCCAGCTCAAGAATGAGTTTTACTCGGCGCTGGTGAACCGCATCGGCGGCACTTATGTGAACACGTGGCGTTGGAACAATCCTCTCAGCGTTTTCCAGCGTGCATCGCAGGCGTATGGCGATACGTGGCAGGAAATCGCCGTTGGCATGCCGCTTGCGCAGGTCTATGATCCTGATGCGGAATATCTCGGCGCGGATAACTTCCGCAAATGGAAAATCGACGTGGACTCGCTCTATCACCGTTTAGACTTCGCCCATTGGTATCCCGCGACCACGGATGACAAGACGCTTCAGCGTGCCTTCACGTCCGAAAACGGTTTGGCCTCGCTCACTTCGCAGATTCTCACATCCTGCTATAACGCGGCTGAAGTGGACTTGTTCGAGGCCTTGTGCCACCAATTCGTCGAGTATGCGAAGCTTGGCGGATATTGGCGTGTCCATATGGATAAGGACCTGAACAACATGGGTAGTTCGGAAACGGACGCGCGTGATATGTTGCGCCAGATTCGCGCATGGGCCGACACGCTTAAATTCGTTTCCACCAAGTACAACGCCCGTCACATGCCGACGTTCGCTCGACCGGACGAACTCGTACTGTTCTGTTCTCCGGAAGTCAAGTCGGCGCTTGACGTGCAGGGCCTCGCCACGGTATTCCAGCGCACCGACGCCGAACCGACCATCGACCGGATTATCGTCATTCCGCAAGACAGATTCGGCATGAATGGCGTGCAGGCCATCCTGACGACCGATAAATTCCTGATTGATATTCCGGTCATTAACGAGATGACTCAGCAGACCAATCCGGTCAACATCAATTCGGTTAACCATTATCTGCATGTCCAGCACATCATTTCAGTGTCCGGCTTCGCTCCGGCTGTCATGTTCTGGACGGGCGCCGGTTCCACCGCGAACGTGGTGGCCCCTACCGGCACGCAGGCTCAGACGCCGACATTCCAGCTTAAGCTTGCCATGTATGGCGGTGGCTCGGAAACTCCGAGCGATGTGGCGCGTGGTGGCGCGGTGCAAGTCACTGCCGACACGTCTATCGGCAATGACGGTACCGCCACGTTCCGCTCCAACGCGGTCGAGTATCGTATCGGTGACACCGCCAAGCCGAAGAGCGATTACACCTACATTTCGCCCACCGGCGTGCTGGTGGTCGGCCTCGACGAACCGAACACCACCATTCCGATTACCGCAACCGCCTTGTACACGAACCCGGCGACGCCGGAAGTGCCGGGCACCGTGTCCGCAGCCTTGGACGTGCCAGTGGTCGGTGACGGTGTTATCGGATTCAACCCGTCGATTGTCGCGTCCATTGCCGTGACAGTCCCGGGCGTGACTGTTGGACATACTGCGCAGGCTACTGCCGTGGCGACAATGATTGACGGACGCACCGCCGACGTGACCGCACAGGCGGCATGGACGTCCGGCACTCCGGCGAACGCCACCGTGTCCGAGTCCGGCGTGGTGACTGGCGTCAAAGAAGGCAGCTCTGATATCACCGCCACGCTGTTCGGCGTGTCCGGGAAGAAGAGCGTGACAGTGACCGCGTGATATAATGAGAGGGTAGCCGGTTGGCTACTCTCTCTCACGGTGTGATGCAGGACAAGGCCCGGAGCGTAATCCACGTGATTGCTCCGGGCCTTGTCATACCGGAGGATGATGATGATGATTGACGACGTGAACCCTTATGTGGAGTCGAATTTCTCGTGGGCGGAATGGACGCCAAACACGACACTGAAACTCTGCCGTGTGCCGTGGGATGCTTCATACCGTGATATCGTGCGGTTTGGTTCACGTGAAACACAGCAAGAATGGTTCGACAAACTGGACGGCGTGGAATGCCGTCCGGCCACCATGCATATTTTCAACGCGCCCGCCCGCGTCGAACTGCCGTTTAACGAAGCGTCGAACTGGAATTATCTTGTAGCCTATAACGATTACCCCGAATTGGAGGGGCCACGCGCATGGTATTACTTCATTCAGCGCGTCGAATACGTCAACGCCCATTGCACACAACTCGTTTTGATGCTGGACGTGTGGCAGAGTTTCCAGCATGACGTCACATTCGGCAGCTGCTATGTGACGCGCGGCCATATCGGCGTCGCCAACGAACGCCAGTGGAACGACTACGGGCGCACATATCTGGCGCTTCCTGAAGGTTTGGACACCGGCAGTGAAATGGTCACAACGTCACAGGAATATCAGAGCATCATCGAAGGTCGGCATTATGACATAGACGGCGGTGCCGTCGATTGGGTCGATTACGGTCTGATTGTGGTCAGCACCACGAATCTTACCGACGACCCCGGCAGCACTTCCGAACCAAAGCTTACCACCGCAACCGGGGCCATCTTCGAGCAGGAGACGGACGGCTGTTCCGTCTACTATTGTGAAAATCGAATGGCGTATGTCGCCAACATCATGGCGCTTGGCACGCTATTCCCTTGGGTGACGCAAGGTATTTGTGCCGTATACATGGTGCCGAAAATTCCACAGGATTACGTGAGTCGATATGGACATAGGGTTACGGAGATTTACGGACAGCAGGTGTCCGAGGAATATGGCAGCATCTATTCTTTCAATTCCTCCCTCGATTCGGATTTACGCTACGAAGACGTTATGTCTGTTGCGAACTTTCGTAATAAATTCAACATCCCCGCCCGATACCGGAATCTGCGCAAACTCTACTGTTATCCGTTCTGCCTTATCGAATGCAGCTGCCTGAACGGTACGGTCATTACTTATCGACCTGAAGATGTCCAATCCGATACGCTCACTATCCGTGAGACCTACACTTACGCACCGTCCGGCGCAAGAATCAATTTCTACATTCCCGGATACAATGAGGCCGGAGCGAGTACTACGGTTCCGCTGCGCATTGACGGCAAGGATATGGGGCTGCCGATAGACGGCGGCGAAATGCTCAACGCAAGTTTCGGCATCACCAATCTGCCCCATTTTTCCGTAGTCAACAACGGCGGCGCGCTGGCGATGGCGAACAGCGCGTACACCCGCGCCTACGCGCAGGAGTCAGCCCAATGGACTAGACAGAAGGCGTTGGCTTCGGCAAACGTGGCCAACTCTAATGCCGCATTGCAGCGCGAATACGCCACGCGGCAAACCAACTGGGCAAACGAGAACAGGACGGCAACCAATGCCATCACGGCAAACTCGCTAAACCAGTCTCTTGCCATAGGACAGAATCAAACCAGTCAGATGGCTAATCTCCAAGTGGAGCAGAACATCAAGAGCAACAATCTCAATGGTATGGCCGGCATCATTGGCGGGGGACTGAACGCCGTCGCATCCCGCAGCCCGTTAGGCGCGGTGAACGCGGTTGGCGGCGCGTTCCTCGGCTCCGCGCAGACAGATCTCGCCAATTACGGTATCAATTCGTCGGCTGCTGTCTCCAACTCTACGGCGGCGGCGAATACGGCGAATCAGATTGCCACCAATGCGGCGGCTACATCGCAGGCCAACGCCTACGCGAGCGGAGCGACCGCACTGGGCAACCAGCTGAACGCCGTCGTGTCGCAGGCGAATTACGGACTGGCCTCGTATGCGGCTCAAGGCGATTACCAGAACGCCATCGCTGGTATCAACGCTCAGGTGCAGCAGATGCAACTGACTCCGCCAACCACTTCGGGAGCGCTTGGTGGTGACATGTTCAACTTAAGCAACGGAATCATGGGCGTGTTGGTGCGGTTCAAGACGTGTGCGCCAAGCGCACTGAGGGCGGCAGGTGAATACATGCTGCGCTATGGATATTTTGTCCAGCGTTTCGTTACCCCTCCCGCCTCGCTGGAGTGCATGGAGAAATTCACGTTCTGGCAGATGCAGGAAGCGTATGTGCGGGGCACGTTGCCCGAGGAATACCGCTTGACCATCAAGGGCATGTTCGAACGTGGCGTGACGGTCTGGAACAAGCCCGAATATATCGGCGTGACCGACTGGGCGGACAATGAGCCACTTCCGGGCATTGGTTACGAGTGATATAATGGCAATATGAGCAGGTCTAAAAAAAAGAATCGAGTTGGCGGCGCGTTGCACCCGCGCGGCAATTACGCGAAAACACGCGCCGTCACACTTGATGACATGTATCTTCATTTACTGATGGAACTCGCGCTGAACCGTTTCAGTTGGCGCGGATTGCCGCCCACTGTGGATGAACGTTGGCTGGAAATATGTCTGTGCGAATACGGTTGCGCGTTGTTTTTCGAGGACAAGCGTATCGGCAGGTTCCTCGTGACTCAGGCCGGATATCAGGGCAGACTGAACGTGTACAATAATCCGACACGCTTCGAACCGGTAGGCGTCAACTACCACTACAGGCAGCTCAAAGCAGGGGCGGAATGCATTCCAATTTGGGATAATCGAATGCGCGTCGGATTCAAACCGACGTTATGGCAGTACGCGCGACGACTGGCCGATATCGACAAGGCGTATGACGTGAACTTGGAGAGTCTGAAACTACCCACCATCATCACCGCCGACCCCCGCACAAAACTCACCGTACAGAACATGCTTCAACAACGGCAGGACGGTCAGGATTATATCATCGGATACGATTCGCTTGACCCCGGCAGCATGTTCCAGCCGTGGCCGAACACTACGCCTTACCTGTTGGACAAGTTCATTCAACAGAAGACGCAGGTGACTAACGAGGTGCTGGGATATCTTGGCATTCAATCTTCCGGCACGGAGAAAAAGGAACGGCTGATATCCGATGAGGTGGCGCAAGCCAATGAAAAAGTAGACGTTTTCCGATTAAGTTTTCTGAAGGCGCGGCAGACTGCGGCGACCGAGATTAACCGATTGTGGCCGCAGCTTAATATCTGGGTGGAATACGCGGACGCGCAAAGCTCCGGCGTGCCCAACGCGCTTGATTCGAGCGCAAGCGGTACGACGGATATTGATATGCCCGCATCATATGACGCGGGTATCGGAGGTGTGTTGTAATGCAGGATTTTAGCGCCTACGCGATGGCGACGCCGGGGGAATACACCGAGACCCTTGGCAATCTTATTGCATTCGGATATGATACCGACGATAAGCTGCATCTTAGCGCCGACTATTATCCGATTCACAACGAATCTCACCGTGCGGAATTGAACGAGAAAATCGTTCGCCATTACGCATTAAGGGAAATCGGACAGGAAACCGCCCAACAGTTCGTTTTCTACCTAGGCATGACAATGGCGGAAATCATGCCATATTTCAATGAACGTTACCGGACGCTGGACATGGAATATAATCCGTTGGACTCCATGGACATGACCACGGATAGCGAGAGCGGCAGCGAATCCCAGTCGTCCGGCAAAGCGTCCAGCACGCAGGATTCGACCAGCTCCAGCACATCCAAGTCGGATAATTCCAGCACCACCACGTCGAAGAGTTTTGATAGTGACGTGCCGCAAACCGGCGTCGTAGGCGATTTCGCACGCTACGCCTCCCACGCGAACGAATCACAGGCGGACAGCTCCGGCACCGCGTCCAGTTCACAGGATTCAGCCAGCCACACCACCGCGCAAAGCGCAACCGACTACCAACACGATTCAAGCAACGCTAAGGGCAAGAGCCATGTGAGCGGGCGTAGTCAGAGCGCCATGAGTCTGATTCAGGAATACCGGCAGGCGATCATCAATGTGGATATGGAAATCGTGCGCAGCCTCGAACCGTGTTTCATGCAGGTGTGGGGCACTTATGATACAATTTTCAGCAACCACCATAATTATTGTGGAGAATGAGGGTAATCATGGTTACTATTAACGCTTTGATTCCACGGCAACGCTTATTCGACGGGGTGCCCACATCCATTCCGTTCACCTATCGAGATGGGTTGACAACCTTACAGTTAATCGAATGCTTGCGCCACAATCTCGATATCACCCAGCGCGACTTAAGCAAAGTCGAAAAAGCCACAGCCGACCTAGCGGCATCCGTAGACAAGGCTTTCGCGGATACCATTGCACAGCTCAATCAGGACATGGCCGCATTGCGTGCGGAATTGCTTTCGCTGATTCATGATATGGAGCAGCAGGGTGCGGCGACATCGCCGGTCTACGGGATTACACAACCGCTCGGGGACGTGTTGGGCGGCATGTACGACAATTCGCGCATTCACGGGCTGTTCTTCGGTGATTATGACAAGATGCAGCTAACCGCGCAGGAATACGACGGGCTTACCCTTGGTGCCCGCGAATACGACTTGAGGGCGACCGCCGTGGATAATTGTGTTCCCGGCGACTTTCCGGGCCGCTCACAATTCCCCTACGGCAAGAGCATGCCCGAGAATCCACCCGCCGACATGTCGTTCATCACGCAATCAGAAGCCGATGCGCGATATGTCGAACGCAATCCAACCGCCAACAATTTTGACAGTAAGGAGTAAACAATGACCGCAACTAACCATACCGAAAACTATAATCTTTCTCAGTTTGTCGGCACCGACCGCCCCACATGGCTCGTTGATTATAACGGCGACATGTCGAAAATCGACGCGCAGATGAAGCAAAACGCGGACGATATCGCATCTGCCGCTGCGGGCGGGCTTACGTCGGTGTCGCACACCGCCGACCTCACCGGTAACGGTACGTCCGGTTCACCGCTGGGCGTGGCGAGCACCATCGCCAAGAAAACCGATATCCCGGACGTGAGCGGATTCGCCACCACCTCCGCCCTCACCTCGGGGCTTAATGGTAAGGTCGATAAAACCGCTTCGCAGCCCGGAACGCTCGGATTGACGGCGACCGAACTTGATTCGATGTACAAGGATGCGAACGGCATCGTTCGCGTTGGTGGCGCTGAAGCCTGAAAAGAGGAGTATAACAATGTCTACTACACAGCATACCGGACACTACAATCTGCCGACATTTGGCGACAATCCTAACGACCGCCCGTCATGGCGTGGCGACTTCACCGACGCGATGACGAAAATCGACAATCAGATGTACGCCAATGCCACCAACATCACCACGGCGACGGCAGCGGCGAACAACGCCACCACGGCGGCGGGCGAGGCAAAGACGGCGGCGGAAGAGGCGAAAGAATCTGCCGACAACGCGGCAGGTCTTGCGCAGACCAACAAGACTGATATTGCCAAGCTGGACGGCTATTTCAACGCGCTCGGCGTCACATCATTGCCGACCGCACAGAATCTCATGTCCAACATCAACGGCAAGGCGGAAAACACCGACTTAACCGCACTGCAAGGTACGGTATCCTCGCTATCCACCACTGTCAGCGGCAAGGCCAACACCACCGACGTGTATACCAAGAGTCAGGCCGATACGACGTTTACCAAGCAGGGCGGATATTCCGGCACCGCGCAGCAGCTGAACCAGAGAATTACCGAGGTCGATGACAAGATTCACGGCTTCATGCCGTGGCGAAAGACGTACGACAATATCGTTATCGTTGGTGACTCCATCACGCATGGCACGAAATTGTCGTCTACCGCAAAGTCGTGGGGCAATCTTTTCAAGGATTATATCGGCGCGGAATCTGTGCAGAATCTCGCTCAAGATAATGCTGGATTCGTCAACGCTCCCACGTTCCTATCGCAACTTCAGAGCGCGTCCAATAAAGAGGCGGTTACGCACGTGATCATCGCGGGCGGAGCCAACGACAAGCGCACCGCCGACGCTCAGGTGACTACCGCCGTGGTTAATACGCTCAAGTACGCTCTGGAAAATTTCCCTAACGCCACTATTCACGTGGCACCGGTTATGCTGGGCGTTCAGGGTATTTTCCGATACGACCTTGCCAATAGCAACGTGTGGAGTACTCTCAATGCGATTGAGGCGGGAATCGCGCAGGTTCCCAACGTCCATGAAATCCGGTACGCATGGGAATGGCTTAACGGTCGTCAAGACTGGGCATTTACTTCCGATGGCACGCTTGACCCCATCCATCCCAACGACGCCGGACAGCAGCAGCTCTTGAGGCTGATGGCCGAATCGCTGTTTACCGAAAACGGTATTCACAATAACTGGTCGGTCGGAGTGTCGGGCGCGGATAATCACGGTACCATCTCACATTCGTCGTCAACCTGCTCGAATGGCGTCTATGATTTTTCCGCACAGTTCACTGTGGTCAACAACCATCAAGCATACAAAGGAATCGTGAAAACCTGCTACGGTCTGAGCATGTCTAGTAATTTCCATGTCAACAGCTCGTATTCCAACGGAAACATGTATGCATACGTGGATTCGAAGAATATGGGGGCAATATCATGCACGGTGAACATTCCTAACAACACTGAAATCTACGCAACGGCGCACCATTACATTGGAGCGTAAGGCATAGTTCATAACCCGTACCCCACGGTTCCATACCGTGGGGTATAATCGTATTATGCCAACATTAGACGAATGGTTTATCCAGACTGAAAACCGCCGCTGGGACATGGATGGAGCATATGGCGCGCAGTGCTGGGATTTATGGGCCAAGTACAGCATGGACATGTATGCGCTAAGCGTTCAGGACTGCATCACTCCAACCGGCTATGCCGAAGGGTGCTATACGCGGTTCCCCTACACCGACGCACTCGGCAACGTGTATGAAAAAAAGGACGCCAATTACATGCCCGTCAAAGGGGACGTGGTGTTCTGGACTTTCGGCGGACAGATTTATACCGGCTCCCATGTCGCAATCGTATGGAATGGCGTCACTGGCGATAACATCGACGTCCTGACGCAAAACCCCACTCCGGCAATCCATCAAACCTTACCGCTTCTGAAGGGTTCGCAGTTGCTCGGCTATCTGCATCCCAAGATTTTACAGCCGGGCGGCACGACGCCGAATAATCCGAACGGCGGCAACCCTACAGGTGGGGATAATCAAGGTTCGGACGTGCCGGGCGGTTCGTCCGCATGGATACAACAACAGGGCGATAATTTGATATATCATTACGGTTCCGGCAGTGGTGGAAAGTCAGCGTTATTTGTTAAGACGACGGCGCAGAATTGGATATATCGCGGCGCGTCCGGTACAGGTGCGCCAGATGGAGACGGCGGGCAATCATCCCCCAGCGTTGGCGACGGCGAGTCAAGTTATGCGCTTTATGTGATTGGCACGGTTGAATCATCATTGCAATGGGACGCGGTGGAGTCTAACCGTCAAGGCATCGGCATCGCGCAATGGAGTTTCGGGCGCCGCCTGCAAGTACTCAACGCCATGAAAGCGGTTGACGCCGATGGATACAGGACGTTCGCCGCCGCCGCGCCGGACATTGCCGCGCTTATGGAATCAGGCGGCACGTTTGACAGGGCAATGACCGGCAGCGAGGTTGCGGCGTTCCAAACGTGGGCACGGCGTGCTCAATCTCATGCGGGGCAACGCGCTCAGTTCGCCACGGATTACGAAGGATATCCGCAAAAATACGACGACGCGAAAATGCAAATACTCTGGACTTGCGCGTATCATCAATCGCCCGCAGGCGCGTTGAACGTGCCGACCGCAACCACACTTGCGGGATTGCGTGACAACATTCTAACAACGTCGCCGTTCGGGCCATATGGCACGCGATATCAGACCGCCTATAGCTTGCTTAACGTGTGGGATGGGAAGAGCGCGCCGCCGAACTTTTGATAAGTGTGCTATACTGGACGCATGGATGACGTCAACGTGCTTAATGAGAATGATTATTATGATTATGGTAGGGTACTATCTTATCATAGTCCTTGGATGTTCGTAATCGGAGCACGCGGCCTCGGAAAAACCTATGGCGCTAAAAAGTTGGTTATCGGTGACTGGATTAAAAAAAGATGGCAATTCATCTATCTACGCCGGACGGCAGAGGAACAGAAGAATAAAGGCACGTGGTTCGCGGATATCGCGGAACAATATCCAGAATTAGAGTTTAGAGTGTCCGGCAATCAAGCCGAATGTCACTGGCTGGACGATCGGGACGCCGTAGCCGACAAGCATGGCAAGAAACGCCCGACATGGCACATCATGGGGTATTTTATCGCCCTATCGCAGGCCGGACAAGTAAAATCAGTCGCCTACCCAAGAGTTCGAACCATTATCTTCGATGAGATATTTCCCGATAACATGCGATATCTTTCGGGGGAGGTCACGGCGCTTGAGGAATTTTACAACACGGTAGACCGCTGGAATGATAGGGTTCGCGTTATCATGTGCAGCAACGCCGTAACGTTGGCTAACCCGTATTTCAGCGCGTTCAATATCAATCTAAAACCGCAGTTGGATAATCGCACGCAATATCAGCGATATTGTGACGGGTTTATTATGGTGGAATTAGCTGATTACGGCGGATTCAGCGCCAAGGTTGCCACATCAAAATTCGGACAGTTTTTACACAGATATGATGAAAATTATGCGAATTATGCAATCAATAATGATTTTAGAGATAATGCCAATGCTCTCATTAGTGATTTTAATGCCGCCGGATATGCGTTCACATTAAGAACCACCGAATACGGCGTTTTCAACGTGTATCAGCAATTAAGCGACACCGATGAAGTGCTATATATAATCACAAAAAAACAACCGAAAATCACCCGTAATTTTACGTTCGACTATCGACTTGTGGACAATAATTGTATAATGCTCAAGCGCTCCGACGACATGACACAAAAAATATTGAACGCCTATCGCGTCGGTAGACTACGGTTTGAAACCCCGCAAATTAAGGCGGAGTTCAGCATGATTCTTGGCGGCTTATTGCAACAATCAGGTATAAGAAAGTGAGGATAATAATGACGCGAGCAGACATATGGTGTACCATTGCAGTCATATTTTTTATCAGCATCGACTACGTTACTGGCGTAGCAAAAGCAATCATACGGGACAATCTGAGTTCGCAAAAGATGCGGGAGGGACTAGAACACAAGTTCGCCTATCTTATGCTTGTGCTGGTGGCATGGTTCATCGACGAAATGAACCGGCATATCGACTTAGGACTGCCAATGTCAGTATTTGTCTGCACGGTCGGCGGAGTATGTCTAATCGAACTCACGTCAATCCTCGAAAACGTCACCGAAATCAATCCCGAATTAAAAAACGCGCCATTCATGCAGATTTTCGCCCAATCCACCAACAGCAAGCATAAGGCGGAATGATGGACGGCGTGAAGTGGATAGGCTCGCCAAACCACTACAGTGGACGAGCTGGACACAAGGTCACACATATAACCTTGCATATCATGGCCGGTTTTCTAGCCGGTACTGATAGCGTGTTCTCACGTTCATCCAGTCAGGCGAGCGCGCACTATGGTATCGGCTCAACCGGTGAAATACACCAATACGTGGACGAAACTAACGGAGCATGGTCAGACGCCAACTATGAATCGAACATGTCAACCATATCAATTGAACATGAGGGCGGTATAGCGCAAGCGGAATGCACGCAAGCATGTATCAACGCCAGTGCTCGACTTTGCGCCGATATAGCGCAACGTTACGGGTTAGGCATGTTATGGCATGACGAGACACGTGGTAACGTATGGCTGCATCGAGAAATCAGCGGCACCGACCACGCCACATGTCCAGACCTAGCACCAAACGGGCTACCATACCAGCAAGTAATCGACAAAGCCAACAAGATAATAGGAGGTACAACAATGGCTAACGCAGGGGATGACGTTTGGAACTGGGCATACAAGCCGAACGGAAAAAACGCCACACCGGGCGGCAACATGTACAATTTGCTTACTTATGAATTGCCAATACGCATTCGTGACAGCATCATGCAATATAACTTCAAAAACACCGCGCCGGGGGGCAACGTTTACAACGCTCTTTGCTTTGAAATACCCGGAATGCTGAAACAACTCGCCAAAACAATCGAAGAACAGCAAAAGCAAATCGATGCGCTGACCGAAAAAATTGACAAACTGCAAAAAATCTGACAAATAGCAACAGAGAATAAGTAAAGCCCCTAGGGTTACGCCTAGGGGCTTACTTATTATCTATCAGTCGCCGTTATCAATCGAAACAGTGTACTTGCGGCACGGGCGACCTTCCTTAGAACGGCTTTTAGCGACCATGTTGATATCGTAGTTGTCACTCAAGAAAACCTCTACGATACCCGCAAGCGCCCGATGGAACGAAAGAACAGAATCATCTTCCAGCCCATCGATGGAGGTGAAACCACTCCAAACTCCCTCGATAGTCACCTTGTATCGATTGTCCTTCTCGAACTCGACAACATGTGCGGTAAGATTAATCATTTTTATTTTCCTTTCCCTTGAAATTGATAACTACAGCATAACACACCACCAAAAACGACACACCGAAAGACGCAAAAAAAATGCACGCAAAACAACACGCGGAATTGACAAC